ACGAACGAGTCGGTGCAGGCGGCTAAGCGTGAGGGCATCATCACGGCGATGGATGAGGGCGCGGTGGCGGTGCTGATGATGATGGCCGAACGCCTGGATGACCCGGACTGGCCGGTCATAGACAACAGGTTCGATAACGTCACCCAGTCCGTCTATCTGAAAGCGTGCGATCAGTTGGGGCTGACGCCGTCCGGGCGTAAGGTCCTGGACGCGCGGAAGGAGGCGGACAAGGGTGGCAAGCTCGCGCAGCTCCGGGCCGTCCAGGGCGGTGCCAAGACGTCGGCCAGGAAGCGCGCCTAAGCCGCTGCTGGGTCATGAGGTCCCCAGGATTTACACGCCGCCGCTGCGGCGCCTGACGCCTAAGACGTCGGCGGGTTTCGCGTGTATCGAATTCGCGCAGGACATCCTGGGCATGGAGTTGTACCCGTGGCAAAAGTGGTTTCTGATTCACGCCATGGAGCTGTTGCCGGACGGGTCATTCCGTTTCCGGACCGTGGTTCTGCTGGTCGCCAGGCAGAATGGCAAGTCCACTATCGCGCAGGTCATGGCGCTGTTCTTTATGTACGTCCGGGCGGCGCGCCTGGTCATCGGCACGGCGCAGAATTTGGACATCGCGGAAGAGGTCTGGCAGGGCGCGGTGGAAATCGCTGAGGACTGCCCGGACCTCGCCGCGGAAATCCGGCGGGTCAACAGGACGAACGGGAAGAAAGCGCTGGAGCTGGAGGGCGGCGAACGGTACAAGGTGCAGGCGGCGTCCAGGCGCGGCGGCCGTGGCCTGGCCGGGGACCTGATCCTGTTGGATGAACTGCGCGAGCATCAAAGCTGGGACGCCTGGGGCGCGATCACCAAGACAACGATGGCGCGGGCGCTGGCGCTCATCCTTGCACTGTCCAACGCCGGCGACGCGTCCAGTGTGGTGCTGCGCTACCTGCGGATGATGGCGCACGCGTCGCTGGGTGACCCGGACGGGATCAACAGCGACGGCATGGACGTGGTCCTGGCGGACGCGCCACCGGATGGCGAGGACGTCACCGACGACGATTCGCTGGCGATCTTTGAATGGTCCGCGCCGCCGGGTTGTTCGATGGATGACCGGGACGGCTGGGCTGCGGCTAACCCGTCGCTGGGGTACGCGATCACTGAGCGGGCCATCATGGCGGCGCGCCGCACGGACCCGGAATGGGTGTTTAGGACTGAGGTCCTGTGTCAGTGGAACGACGGCGCGGCTGAGGGGCCGTTCCCGCCGGGATCCTGGGAGGCCGGGACGGACCCGGGATCGTCCATTCCCGCGGATGAGCCGGTGACCTTTTGTGTGGATACTGAGCATGACCGGACCCGGACCTTTATCGGCGTGGCGGGCAGGCGTCCGGACGGCGGGCTGCACGCGGAAATCGTCGCGGCCAGGTACGGGCAGGACTGGGCGCTGGAATGGTTCGCGTCCAGGGCGTCCCCGACCCGGCGGCTGCGCGTGGTGGTTCAGGCGCGGGGCGCTCCGGTGTCGGGCCTGGTGCCGCAGCTAAAGGAACTGGAGAACGTGGACGTCATCGAGTGGGGCGGCACGGACCTGGGCGCAGGCTGCGGGCGGTTCTATGACGGGATCCGCGCGCACGTCTGGAAGCCGGACCCGGCGGCGGGCGAAACGGAAGCGGACAGGCCGGCGCGGATCTGGCATTTGCCCCAGCCCGTCCTGGACCTGGTCGCGGCCACGGCGGTGACCAAGCCGCTGGGCGATTCGTGGGTGTGGAACCGGAAGGATTCCCCGCACGGTGCCGCGCCGCTGATGGCGGTATCGGGCGCGGTGTGGGACGTGTCCCGCCCGGTGGAGGTTCAGCAGGTGTCAGCCTATGAGGACGGCGCCCTAATGGTGGTTTGAGGAAAGGGCGCGGACGTGGAGCAATGGCTGATAGCGGCGCTGCTGGCGGGCATCTGCATTTCCCTAGCCCTGCCGTCCGCGCTGGCGTGGCTGGCCTGGCGGGGCCTGCATTCGCGGCGTGTCGTGGTGAACCTGAAGTCGGGCCGCGCCCTGGACGGGCTGCTGGTCCGGCGCAGCGCCGACCTGCTGTTCCTGCGGAATGCCACGGTCATGGAGCCGGGCGCGGAACCGGCGCGGCTGGACGGCGAGGCTGTCATAGCCCGCGCCGACGTCGATTTCATTCAGGCACTTTAGCGGAGGGCGGTGGATCTGTTGGCTTTCGTTGTGTCTGAGGGGACCATCAGGGGACTGTCCCGTCCGGGAACCATGCGCGCGGACAGGATCCGCCTGGCCGATGATTACACGGCTGACTACGGGGCGATCTGGCGGGCGCAGTCCGCTGTCCGCACCGTCGTGGACTTCCTGGGCCGGAACATCGCGCAGCTGGGTCTGCACCAGTTCCGGCGGGTATCCGACACGGACAGGAAGCGGCTAACCGGAACGGGCCTGATCCAGCTCATAGATAAGCCGAATCCGGCGACCACCCGTTACCGGCTGCTGGACGCGCTGGTCCGTGACCTGGGCATTTATGACCGGGCCTACTGGCTGAAAATGCAGGCCGCGAATGGGCCGTCCCTGCTGCGCCTGCCGCCGTCCATGGTCAGCCCCGTGGGCGAATCGTGGATGTGGCCCGAGGCGTTCGAGTTCACCGGGTCCAGGGGCAAGAAAACGTACCCGGCGGACCAGGTGGTGCATTTCCGTGGCTATGACCCGGACGGGGACCTGGCCGGAACGTCACCCATCGAATCGCTGCGCCGGATCCTCGCGGAAGAGTACGAGGCCGGGCGCATGCGGGAACAGACCCTGCGGAACGGGGCGCGGGCGTCCGGTTACCTGGAACGCCCGGCAGCCGCACCGGCCTGGTCTGACGGGGCGCGGGACAGGTTCCGCCAGTCCTGGCGCAGCCAGTACGCGGGCGGCGGACCGGAGGCAGGCGGAACGCCCATCCTGGAGGATGGGATGAAATTCGTTTCCGCCAGCCAGACCGCTGAACAGCTGCAATATGTGGAGGCCCGGAAGCTGACCCGCGAGGAAGTCGCGGCCGCATACTTCATCCCGCCGCCCATGGTCGGCATCCTGGATCACGCCACGTTTTCCAACGTCAAGGAACAGCACAAACACCTGTACCAGGACACCCTGGGGCCGTGGCTGTCCATGATTGCGGAGGAATTGAACCTGCAACTGCTGGCCGATTTCGAGGACTCCACGAACAGCTACCTGGAATTCAACCTCGCGGAGAAGCTGCGCGGCAGCTTCGAGGAACAGGCCGACCAGCTGCAGCAGGCCGTGGGCGGGCCGTGGATGACCCGCAATGAAGCACGCGCCACCCAGAACATGCCAGCCGTGGAAGGCGGAGACGAACTAATCGTCCCGCTGAACGTCATTACCGGCGGGCAGGCGAACCCGCAGGACTCCGCACCGGACACCGGAACGCTGGCAGGCCCGGCACGCCGGACCAAGGCGGCCGCCGTGCGGACCAAGGCCGACCCGGACGCGGACGCCCGCGACACCCTGGCCGATGTGTTCGCGGCGTTCTTCCGGCGCCAGCGCAAGGCGGTTCTGTCCGCCATCGGCGCGGGCGGGGCCTGGTGGGACGCCAAGCGCTGGGACAAGGAACTGACCAAGGATCTGTATGAGGTCGCCGTGGACATTTCCGCGCAGATGGGCCGCGAGCAGGCGCAGGCGCTGGGCTTCGACCCGGACGCCTACAACGTGGACGCCACCCTGGCTTTCCTGGAGGCGTTCGCCGGGAAGCGGGCGGGCTGGGTGAACCAGGCCACCCGCCAGCAACTGGAGGCGGTCCTGGACGATGACAGCGAGGACGCGCCGGAACCGTCCAGTGTGTTCGACGCCGCGGAGTCGCAGCGGTCCCTGGCAGCGGGTGCGGCGGCGGGCGCGGCGCTGGCGGCGTTTTCCAGGACGGAAGCCGGGCGGAAGCTCGCACCGGACACGGCCACCAAAACCTGGCGTGTCACGTCATCGAACCCGCGCGCCAGCCATGCCGCGATGGACGGCGAAACCGTGCCCATCAGCGAACAGTTTTCCAACGGCATGGACTTCCCGGGCGACACCGCCGGCGGCGCGGATGAAGTCGCCGGATGTGAATGCACCGTAACCATCGACCGGGCCGAGCAGGAGGAATAATCTGCACGCATGGCCTGGAAAGTGGTGCGGGAAACGCCTGTATCGAAAGTGTGCTTTATCTGCGGAGAAGACAAGCCAGCGGAGGCGTTCCGCGTGAATACGCGGATGCGCTCCGGACTGGACTCATACTGTCGGGACTGCGCGAAAGCCAAGTCACTGGCGTGGAAGGCCGCGAATCCGGAAGCGGTGAAACGCCAGAGCCAAAACCGCCCAAAGCGCACGACAGAGGAACGATGGGCCGTCGGACTATGGGTTCGCTATCGGATGGTGCCAGCGGACTATCACCGGATGCTGGCAGAACAGAATGGCCAATGCGCCATTTGCCGATCCACAGACCCCGCCGCGAGGACTTTCTCTGTGGATCATGACCACGACACGGGGACGGTCCGGGGCTTGCTGTGCCATCACTGCAACTTGGCCCTAGGTCATTTCAGGGACGACATCCAAACGCTTCAGGCGGCGATTGACTATCTACTACGGGGCCAGGGAGGTCACAGTGAGAACCAAGGACATTCAGGTCCGATTCAAGGCAGGACCCGCCGACGGTCTGGCCGAGGGCGAATTTGAGGGCTACGCGTCCGTGTTCGGCAACGCCGACAGTTACGGGGACGTGGTCATGCCCGGCGCGTTCGCCAACACCCTGGCCGACTGGGCGCGCTCCGGGAACTTCCTGCCCGTCCTCTATTCGCACGTCATGGCGGACCCTGACTACAACCTGGGCCATGTCGTGGAGGCGCGCGAGGACGGCAAGGGCCTGTATGTTCGCGGGCTGCTGGACCTGGAGAACCCGAAAGCCGCCCAGGTCCACCGGCTGCTCAAAGGCCGGCGCGCGTCCCAGATGTCTTTCGCCTATGACGTGGTGCGTGGATCCCTGGGGCAGCTGGACGGCCAGGACGTCTATGAGCTGCACGAACTAAAGCTCTATGAAGTCTCCATAGTGCTGATCGGCGCGAACCAGGAAACGGAAATCCTGGCGGTGAAGGCGCTGGCGGACGGGCTGGCGGGCGGCCTGAAAGAGGGCCGTGTGCTGTCCGGTAAGCATGTGGACAGCCTGCGCGGGGCGCGGGACGCGATAGACGGCGTCCTCGCGGCCGCGGAGGTCATCAAGGATCAGGAGAAGGCCAGCGGTAATGGCCCGGTCAAGGCCGAGGGCGCGGACAGCGTCAAGGCCGAGGAACCGGCACCGAACCCGTCCGCGCGGATCCTGGCATGGAGGGCGCAGGCGGACGCCGCCGAACTGGAAGCAAGTGTCTAAGTAGCCACTGCACTACTGCATCACGCCATCACTGCACGACGTCGTTACTGCTGTACGTCGGCACTGCATGACGTGGCCACTTGCCTACGCGCCCAAGTAATTCAGTAAGTACGCAAAACCATGACAGGAGAAACCCAAATGACTGAGAAGATTAGGCGGCTACAGGCCGCCGCTGCGGCCGCCGCCAAGGCTGCCCGCGAAATCGCGGAGAAGGCCGAGGCTGACGGCGTCTCGCTGGAAGGCGACACGCTGGCCGAATTCAACGCGAAAATGGCGGAGGCACGGGACCACCTGGACGCCCTGCGCGCGGCCAAGGCCGACCAGGAAGTCCTGGCGCAGGCCCGGGCGCTGGCGGAGGAAATCGGGGAACCCGCAGGCAAGGACGTGGACGCGCAAAAGGACAGCGCCGCCGGGCTGCGGAAGCTCCGCAACCTGGGTCTGGAAGTGGTGTCCAGCGCTGAATTCAAGTCC